CTATATTTAATGGTTCAATTCTTTCTCTAGTTCCAGATCTATAAAAGTTTAATCCACCAGGTACAGTTCTAACTGGTAAAATAAAACCATCATCAGGAACGAGGAGAGGGGGATCTATTGTTTTTTGTGCAGCTTTTATAATTGTTTCTGACATTTTATTAATCATTTTAATATCTGCCAGTGCAACCATTGCTGGTGATCTTCCATACATCTCTACTGATGATTTTAAAAATCTCGGTACAACGTATGGGAATTCATCATAGCCACCTTCACCTAAAAGAAAATTTGTTTCTGGATCACAGTAAATAGATGCAAAAGGTTTGTTTAATGCATCTTGTTTTCTTGGATCATAAATATCTCTTGGTAAAACTATATGTAATAATTCTATTTCTTCGTATGGATTGTTTTGATTTAGTTTTGCAATCTTTTCATATTCTTCACCAAACATATTGACAGCTGATCTTGCTGACATTTTAAATTTACGATAAACTGTATCTACTCGACCAAACTCATTTTCCTGGATGTATATTTCTGAAATATGTCTTGTTGAAAAACGTAAACCAGCAGCTTCATCTTTTTCAATAATCATACCAGCTGTGCCAAAAGTAATTAGATCCTGGTATAGTTCGTGTATCTCTTGTTGAAAATTAGATCTGTTTAGAACTATGTACATTTGATTTGTACATTCTTCTAACCATTCCATACTTGCATCATCTAAATTTAATGCTCTATCTTTGTAAGACATAGAGAACCAGGGAGATGCAGCATTCGTTAGCATTCCATGTAAAGATGAAGCTAATAGTTCAGCTGCATTGATTGCTGTACTATCATAAATTTTTTCTGTTCTTTTATCACCTTTAGCTCTTTTAACTGTTACATCAGCTCTACGAGGTAAAACATAGTCAGCGATTTCTTGCCAGTGACTATCCCAAGTACCTCTCTGCGATTTTAATTGTGAAAATCTTTTTATTAATTCTTTTACATCAGTCACCTAATTTATCTCCTTCTCCACCAAGTATGCTTGTCTTGATTTGATCTACAACTCTACCAGCAAAAGATTGTACTGATCTTTTACTTTTAAATTTTTTACCTTGTTGTTTTGCTTCAAAGCCTTCCATATAATCTTCGTATGCTTCACCTGGTTGACCATAATCTGTAAATGCTTTTGCAGCTTCTGTTCTCAAAAGTGTTTTACCAACACCAGGCATTGCAAATGACATACCAGCTGTAGCAACTCCTTTAATTAAATTTTGTCTTCGTAACATTTCTTCTGATATAGGTGTTGATGTCATAGCACCAGTTGGATCTCCAGATCCCATTGCACCACCACTAACACCATACTTCATTGCTAGACTTTCTTTGTTTCCTATCACAGATCTACTGACACTAGGATCACCAGCTGCATATAATCTTTCACCTTCTTTTGCACCTAGTCTAATAAAATCACCACCAACTTTTTTAAAGTAACTACCAACTTTAACTTTATTAGATTTTACTAAACTATCATCAACTGCTTTGGAAACAGCACCACCATACATTTTATTACCAGCAGCAACTTCTCTATCTTTTGCTTTCTTAGCAGCATCTTTAGCAGCATTAACACTTTGATTGTTGTTATTGTTAGAGCTTCCACCACTACTGCTTCCACCACCACTACTGCTTCTTTTAGTTGTGCTACCACCCATTAGTAACTTCCACCACCCATTAAACTTTTATTAGAAATTTCTGCTTCATCTGTTACGCCAGCAGTAGATGTTAAAATAGTTTGTTTATCTTTTTTCTTTTTCTTTTTACTTTCTTTACCTTCATCCATTATTTGTGTTGATGCTGGTTGTATATTTGCTTTTGCTAAATTTTTTGCTAAATTCATTCCTGGTCTTTGATCTGTACTTTCACCTTGATTACCAGGGATAGCTTTCATTACTGTTGCACCCATTATATTTTATCTCCTAATAAAGTTGGATTGTTTAATTCTGCTGGTGTTAGATCTCCAGATACACCAGTTAATATTGTAGACTTTCTACCTTTTTTCTTTTTATTTTTTTTCTTTGCTTCTTCGCCAGCTTCGTCAACACTTGGATCATCCATACTTGGTGCTTCAGGCATTTCTGATACAGGTGGTAATGGTGGTGGCATTTCAATTTTTGGTTTTAAAAATCCCATTTCATATCCTATGCAAATACTTGGTATTCACTTTGTGCCAACTGTTGTGGCGGTTGTTTTCCGCTTGTGCCTTCTCGTAAGGAAACGGATGCAGTTCTTGCAGCATCACAAAAATGTGAACTCCAATCATGAACTGGTTTAGAAAAAAATTTATTATTCACTGACCACTTGCGGTGGTAGTGTCTAAGAGCATCTATTAACAACTCACAATTCTTTGCATCAAAATAACTTCGTTGCAACATCATGCTCGTCATGTGTATGCCTTCTTCTACTGGCAGCTTCGGAGCCACACGAAATCGTATGCCTAACTGATATGCTACCTCTCTCCTGGATAAACCATTCGAGAAATCTCTTTGTTCAATGTCATGCGGTGCATAGTGATTACCATACACATAATCTTTTTCATCTTTTATAAATTTTATAAACCAGGGTAAGCCTTCTCCAGTTTTGGATACACAATCTATAAAATATAATTGTCTGCCTATTTCCTGAAAAAATATAATTGTTGTACTATCACTTATTCCTAGATCCCAGGCAGTATGAACTGGGTAGCCTGGATCAACATTTATATCTTTTATTCTATTTTCTCCATCCAACTTATCCATAATCTTGCCATATATCGAACCGTTAATGGCTGCGGAGAAGTCACATTCTAGCTCTTGCCGATATTCTTCATCGGTCATGTTGTTCTTTAGCTGCTTCAGTTCTATTGGTTCTATAATATTTGTTTCACTAGCTTTATAGATTTTGCAGAACCAGGAAGGATCAGCTTTCGCTTTTTTATATAATTCGTAAAGATAGTTTCTTGTAGATCTGGGGGTACCTATAAACAGGCATCTACCTTTTCTATCTGCCAAACTGGGAAGAATGACTTTAGGAAAAATATCTTCATCTATTAACTGAACTTCATCCATCACAACCATGTCAAAATAATTGCCACGGAGTGCATCAGGATTTGAATCAACACCATACAAGGTTAATCTTGCACCGTTTGGAAAGTCACAACGAAGTTCTGTTTCGTTATATCTCATTCCTGGTATTTCTTTTGTAAATTGTTTTACATAATCCCAGGCAATAGACTTTGCTTGTTTAAACTGTGGCGCAACATAACCCATTCTTACATTTGGTAAAGTATGTGTGAATGCAAACTTTATCAGATGTAAGATAGCTGACAAACTTTTGCCTAGTCTTCTATGAGCTATAACTACTGCGAACCTATGTTTATCTAGTGCTTCATGTATCTCCCTTTGTGGTTTTCTTGGATGATACGGTATTATTATTTTTTTTTCTGACATTTACCTTCCAGACAGTGCTGTCTTTTCCTATGGTGAACCCATGCGTAAGAAAAGAAGCAATGTTTTCTAACTTCTTAAATTCTTCTTTTGAAATCTCAGTGGATTGTTTTTTTGCCGACATCGTGTTGAATATTACTAAAAGAAAAAAATTGTGAAAGATCTTTAACAAAGTATTCACATTCCTCAGTTGTATCAAAACCTTTGAACTCAATAACAACTTTCTTTTCTTTTTCGTTTATTGTTATGTTTGAAAATAATTGTTCGTACATGGCTGTAGCTTCAGGATGGGATACAATACACTATAATACCCAGCCAGGTGTTTTTGGGGGGTACTACGCATACTACTTTGTAAAAAAATATCGCAGAATACCTAGCAAAAAAAATAATTTATCCTGGCAACGTAAACCCTTATGGTTTCAAACACCGTAACGAACCAAGCAAAACAAACAAAAAAATAAATTGCTATGGATATGCTATGGATCTGATGTCAGAACCTCATGATGCGTGCATTATACTTTTTTTGGCTGGTTAGATAATGCATCATTTCCATCATCCCATCCAATCTTAAAACTTATATCTCCTTTGTGTTCATTCACCATCTTGTCATTGAACTGCGGTATAATCTTAGAAGCAACCCAACGTAGATGATACAGTTTAGTATTCAACAAAGTCACATCCACATGACTTAAATCTTTGTTCTTTGATAACTCTTGCATTTCTTCAAAGCCTTGTTCCAAGTTTGTTAATGCACCATTCATTCGTGCAGTCTTAACTTTAGTTGCAAAGTCTTCGTCAGCTGACATCCAGGAGTAAACTTTAGTTACACTTGGTAAGTCATTCTCTTTACAGATCCTGGTCAATGGTATTCCTTCCATCAACTTTATCAAGATACTTTCTTTCAACGTATTGTCTGATTTTGTCGACAGACCATTCTTTGAACGGTTTAAGGTTTTGATAGGCTTTGACTTTTCCATTGATTGTTTTTTGACCACTTGACATTCCTCCATGCAATTTACATTTACCATTCTTCATTGCTTTTGCTTGGCAAGGTAAACCATCATACTTACGTCTTGCATTGCAAAACACTTTGCGTAACGGTCTACCTACCATGCTAAGAGAAAAAGAGTACTGAAGCTAAATGGTCAGTACAACACCCAGAACTATTCTGAGTATATACTTCCTTATAACAACTTTCGTAGTTTTTGTAGCATTTTTTTTTCATCATGTATTTTAAATGTTATTCGCAATAATTCTTTTTTAATTTTTTTATGCAAGTTACTACGATGCATACCAAATTCTCTTTCTAATAACTTCCAAGGATGTTTAGCTGCTCTTTTCCAAATAAGCTTTCTATCTTCTACTTCAGGTACATATCGAATAGCTTCTATAATAAATATAAACCTGGATATACTTCTACTTGTTGGTGGTGGTAATCGCATTTTTACATCATGATAACCATACGTTGTCCAATATTCATCAGGATAATCCATCCAGTACGATAGTTTTTGTTTCTTTATTGCACCAGGTAATCTTTTACCTGTACGAATACTATCTTCGAACCAACTCCATAATTCTTTCTGACTAATCTCTATTTGCATCCAAGAACCTCAGTTGCATAACGCATAGCATTATCTCTTGTTGTTTCTTCTTCATAGACCATCATCCACTGTGTAAATTGATGTTGTGATAGTTTCTGCTGCACTTGTTTAATTATCTTGTTGTGTCTGTTCTCCTGGTATGACAATCCATTGTTTACTACTGCACGATAATTTGGATTACTTCTCTTTGTTAAATTTTTAATTAAAGATGTAAGTTTATTCTTATTATTAGATATAGTTAGTTTAGTAGGAGGTGACGGTGGTGTCATAGTTTTTAAGACAGCTCTGTCATACTTCTTATCTATGATGTGGAAGTTAGGTGTATAAAAATTTTTCCCTTTTGTTTTTTCTTTATGTATCAAATCTAAATCATGCAGCTTCTTTGTACTACGATTGATCTGCCTATCAGATAAGCCAGTCATTAGTTGCAATCGTTTATTGCTGGGGAAGATTTTACCAGTTGATCCCTGGTGATCCAACAAAGCGAAGCAGACCATTTTGTCAGCATCCGTTAGTTCTTTTTTGAATATAATTATTTTGTAGAGCTTCCACTTTTCAAGCATGTATTCTCAGCAGCAACTAAACAATCGTGTTCAAAATTAGACCAGGTATTTTTTGTTTCTTTACAAATCCAAATGTATCTGTCAGCCAGGTTATCGACAAACATACTGGCAAGATAATCTGATTTAGTTTCAGTTGGTTCTTGTAATAGTTGTGGTTGTATCATGTTTTTCTCTTTCTCCTTGTATTGTAAGTCTGTATCTCTCTTTGATGCAGCCTTTTGGTATGTAGATCTCGCTGCCTTTTTCTAAATCATCAATGACGATAGATCTGCTGCGAAACAAAACATACTCATCTGGATCATTGGGATTGTCTGTCATCCAACCTACATCGACATTCACCGATGCTCTGCCATCGAACTCAGTCTTCCAAGAACGATCACCTTCAGTCGGATCTTTCCAGACAACTAACCAACATTCTTCTGCAAGAATTTTGGCAATCCCCAGGTTATCCATAACTTTTATCTACCAGAACTGTAGATTATTGCATAGACAGAAACATTGGAGAATAAAGAGTATACATATAGTGTCTATTGTGTATAAATTAAAAACATATATGACTAGCAAGCGAAACGGAAAGTGTATGCATAGACTGAAAGAAGTTTTTGTAGAAAAAAAACCTGAAGGCAAATCACAAAAAGGAGCTGCCGAATATTTAGGTATAGATCATAGATCTGTGTCAAGACACATGAACCAGGATAACATAGGTATAGATGTCTTAAATAAATATGCTGAATATTTGAATGTAGATGTTTCTCAATTTTTAACGAAACCAATTGAAAGACAAATCAATTGTTATGTTGATAGTCAGGGAACAGTTCATTTTTATAGTGAAACCGAGCAAAGACCATCAATAAAAGTAGCAACTGCCAGTTGGTGGTGGTCTGCAACAAATGTTATTATTGCTATAGATCAATCATTTAAACAAGGATATTCATACGGTTTTGTAAGTGTATATGAAAAGTTTAAAGATTTTGAATTTATAAAAGGTAGTGAAGAAGCAGGTCTTGTAAAATTTAAGAATGGCACAACCAAAGCATGTATAGTTTCACGAATAGAAAATAAATTTTCTGCATACAACTGGTATGTACCAAGAGATCCAATGCAATCACTTGAAGGTGCAAAGTTTGCAAGATTTATGGCAACGTATGATAGCCAATTTTTATTTTCTGGTTACTAAAATCTAATTACCCACACTTTACTCACAAAAGTTTCTCTGTTACTTCTCAACTTTCTACAATCATAGTAGATTTTATCATTTTATTTTATTTCATTCTCTGTATCTATGACACATGCAGTCTATTATTCCACCATATTTCCTCAACCGTGGCATGGATCACTTCTCACCCAGTCAAGCGAATATGCCTTTAGACGTGTATGTCTACAAATATTTAGAATGCGACCAGGAGAAAAGAAGAAAGTTTAAAATTAAATCATCAATGCAATGCGGCAACATTGTTGGTGATACAGTAGCTGCAAGACTTACTGGTCAAGTAGATCCAAAACCTTTTTATGATAATTTTAAATATTGGGAAGATGATCTTGATGCAGCGAGATGGGAGTATGAAAGAGAACAGATTAAACAAACAGTAGCGAATGCTATGAGAGGTTTAGAAATACTTGGTATCAAACCAGGAGATAAAGTTGTTTTTGAAAACTATGTCAATCTTGTTGATGATGAATTAGTTTTACCTATTATTGGAAGAACAGACATACAAACACCGGATAAAATTGTTGAATTAAAAACTAGCTGGTCAAGAAAAAACAAACCAAAGAAAGATGGTACATTTAGTTTTTCAACAAAACCATTGCCAACAAAAGTAATGTCTTCACATTTACAACAAGCATCCTTTTATTATTACGCAACAAAAAAACCAACCTGGATACTGCATGTAAATGGAAAAGAAAAAGACGGTATCATGATACATGAAGTGGCTGCATGCAAACACAAAGAAGCAATGCACAATATGATTACCGATTTAAAAATAAAACAAGAGATAGCAAAGCTGGATGATCCATTCAAAGTGGTGCAACCAGATTTTACAAAATACTATTGGGAAATAGGCAACGTATTTTTAGATGAAGCAAAGGAGATGTATGGATACAAGACAGCTGAATGATGTTTTAAAAATAGCAATAGAAGAAACAAATAATTTAGAACAAAAAGATTTAGTACGATTTGGTAAGAAGTGGTACGCACCAGTAAAAATTCGTAACGATATATTTAGAAAACATTTTGGTATGGATGCTGGGTACACATCTACTTATGAAATCGTGCAGCCTTACACATACAAAATTTTAAAAAATGGAAAAGAAGTAACTGCATACTTTCCTGGTGCAGTCATTTGTAAAACAGAAATTTTTTATAAAAACAAGTTTCTCGCTACTGGTATAGCCGAGGAGATCAGAGGTTCCAGTCATGTCAATATGACTTCAGCACTCGAAAACGCACAAACAAGTTCCCTTGGTCGTGCATTGACAATGATTGGTATCTCTGGAAATGAATTTGCATCAGCTGATGAAATGGCTGGTGTAGAGAGAAAGGAAAAGAGTAATGACATAGCTAACCAAGATGCACCACCGAGTGATGCTGGCAGTAAAGTAAAACATAATTCCTATAACGATACTAACATTACAAAAGAAAATTTACGTCAGCTGATCTCGAGTGCAAAACATTTGGGTGACTTAAACAAAATATTAATGAACCACGATACATTATTAAAAGAGCATAAAGATCTTAATGATCTTTTTGCAAAAGAGAAAAAGAGAATGGAGGAAGGTACACCAAAAACAAAAGAAGATGATGAGGATTGGTATGGATAAACCATTTGAATTACAACCAGGTAAAGGAAATCTTTTTACAAATAAAAAGAAAGAAGAAAACGGAGATAAGCATGATTGGTTTGGCACCATTAGAATGCCTTTTGATGTGGAAGCTGGGGAAGAAATAAAAATTAATGCTTATAAAAATGAAAGCCAAAGCGGCACAAAGTATATTGGCATACAAGTGAAAGATAGGAAGGAGCCTGAACTAAAATAATGCATTACAAAGAAAGCACAGATATGTTGGTCGAAGCTGCTGACTTAGTCACAGAAGACCGCAAAATGTTTTATGGTGATTTCAAAAAGAACCATGAAAATATTGCAACAATGTGGAGTGTTATTTTAGATCAGAAGATAGATGCAGACCAGGTTTGCAAATGTATGGCAGCTGTTAAATTATGTCGTGCATCTGTACCTGGTGTGTATGTACGAGATAACTATGTGGATGCAGCAGCATACATAACTATGGCTGGTTCATTACACGCAGATAAAAATGGAGATATAAATGACAGAAGCACAAGCTAAAGTTTTAAAAGTCATCCAAAATTATTGGAATGAAAAAGGCTTCTCTCCATCTTTTGCTGAACTACAAAAAGAAATGGGTTACAAAACTCTATCAGCTGTACACAAACATTGTATGCAGCTAAAGAAAAGAGGTTTTATAACTCACATGCCTGAAGCTCAAAGATCTATTGAGCTAACAGATAAAGGTGCGAGATATGCAATCTAATATAAATTTCGTTTTGGTTGACGAAGAAACATCCCTGGATCACATTAACTCCTATAGAGAAGAAAAAAATTCCAGGGAATGTAGGCAGCGTCAGGAAGAATTAACTTCTGGTAAAAGTGGGTACACTAAGTTGCAAAAAAAACTTATTACCCACACGCTGACTGAAGAAGCATGAAGTGGATGATT